GGCAGCTTCGAGCATCCTCTGCGCGTTTACGGCAATTAGACCTTCAAGGGGCAACAGGTCTTGGTTCTCTCCACGGAGGTTCGTCAAGAAATCTGTGATTTGCGTCTCGACACGAAACAAATCAAGTGCTTGAGTGATGGCTTCTTCTTTGGCTTTAGCGGAAAACTTGTTAGCCATTACAGTTTCCGCTTCGGCGATTTTTCCTTGCTGAAGCAAAGCAAGCCAGTCGTCGTTGCCGGGCGTGGGGGCTGGCTGGGCCACAGGCGGTTCGGCAGCCGGGGGCTGGGCAACAGTCGGTACTTGTGCAAGTTTGGCCAGCATCGCATCAATCGCAGCGAGCCGCTCGGCGATGGGGTCAGCGGCAGCGGGTGCCGGCTCAACCGGGGCAGTTGGTGCAGGCTCTACAGGAGCCGCGGGGTCCACAGCCGGCACGGCCGGCGCCACAGGCTGCGTGGCAACCTGCGTGTCGTAGTAGCGTCGATAAAGCGCGGCGCGGTCGGTTTCGGCAGGCGTGGGCGTAGGCGTAGCAGGCGTAGCTGGGACTACAGGAGCTGCCGGCGTTGGCTGTGCTGGCGTAGGGCTGGTTTCGGGAGCAGCAGTCGGGATAACAGGATCAGGCATAGTTGTTGGGTAGGCTGGTTATTGTTCGTTGCACATCTCGGCAACGGTCGGGGTAGAAATTGCTACGAGCTGTAGGTTGCTGCTTCGCGGTCGAGGGTTTTGATCGCTGTTTCGCCACGAGCCAGCACGGATTCAAAGAGTTTGGTGATGAATGCGATGCCCTCAACCCGGCCGGCAAGCTGTACGGCAGACAACTCGGCAGGGCCAAGCTCGGTGGCTAACACGATCTTCGAGCCAAGGATCGCCTTGGTCAGCAAGTCTTGGTAGCGCTGAGATAGCTTGTTAAGCGCGGGCAGGATCGTCTCACGCCAGGCAATGTGGTCAAGCAGCTCGGCAAGATCTTCAGCGCGGGCAACTGCCTCGTGGGCATCGAAGTCCACAGCAGCAGGCATTACTTGGCGCCTCTGTGTTTGAAGTAGGCTACTTGCCGCTCATGCCGTAACGCAGCTTCGCGGCTGTTAAACGTGCCGAGGTTCTTGCCTTCGTGGCTGTAAAGGCGGTATTTAGATGGGCCAATCTTACGGATCATAAAAGTTCTTCGACGCCTCGTAACAGGAATGCCTCGGGAGAGAAAATAGAATCGTAGTCTGCCTTGATCTGTGCCGGCGTCCACGCCGCGCCTACATACATCCGAATTGCCTCCATGGCCCCGGTCATGTAGACCCCATTGTGCGCGGAATAGCCGAGGTTCATCTGACTTGATGCGGTGGGGTGAAATGGATTGGCCGTGGCTGCTACGGTAGGGCTTTGCACGCCGTCTATCCAAGCTTTGAGGCCACCGTTATCGCAATCGAAAACGATGGCGAAGTGGTGCCATGTGTTTGCGTCGAGAACCGTGGCCTCGAACTGCGGCACAATATCCGTTCCCATGCTGGTTTTCACGAAAGCTTCAAGTTTATGCGATGACAAGTTAATGCGGCAGAAAAATATTGCGCTGACAACTCCGGAGTGATTCGACAGGATGGTCCCGCCAGCGCTCTTGACACAGCCAATGACAGTAAGCTTGCGGACGTCGGCGAGGTTCACATTGATCGGGGAAACAATGCCGATGCCGGGGAAGTAAATCGCGCGCCCTATCTTTCCGGCAACCTCCTGCGCGGTCGGAATCCTGTACTTCTGTAGGCTCGTCCCGTGGGCCGAATCGAAGGCCCTGTTTCCGAGGTCGTAATCGTGGCCGTGAAAAGCATAGCTCGCTCCGCTCCACACCCCGGCACGGTTGCTCATGTCGGGCGGGTTCGCACGGCCGTAATACATATACAGTTTCGCCTCGCCAGCCACCGTAATGCTTGGCACCTTCACAACGGCGTACTGGAGCCAGGACAAACGCGGAGCGTCCAATGCCGGGGAAGTGACGATGGAAGTACTATAAGTAGTGTAAGTCGGATAGGTCCCCGTCATCCACATCAACGACAGCGGTTGATCGGTGGTCGCCCCGTACGAGAACATCGGCCGGATATTGAATCCGCTGTCCGCTATTCTCGTGCTCGACCAAGTAGCACCGTCGTCTGCCGTGATCCACTTCTCCATTGCGAAGACGCCAGACCCATGCTCAGTGTTGTTGCGCGACAAGTAGACGATGTTGGGGTTTGAATGGTCGAGATGAACTCCGCCGCTGTAATACTTCCCGGTCACGTCCACTTGCGAGATGCCGGTCCCGGCTGGAGTAATCTCGTGATCGACCCAGGCGGAACCT